TTATGAATTGAATAGCATAAACGTACTGCCGCTACTGCTTACATCGTCGGAAACTGACATCATGCGAAGGTTACGGCTTAACTGGTCTATTCTCGCTTGCAAACGATCCCCAAAGCCGCTAACGGTTTCATCATCGAATTTGTAATCACGGAATAGTTGCGGATTGTTCCCAAGACTTTCGAGCATCGATAAAGCTGTAGCGGTTATTGCTCGTTTGTTGGTGTTGGAAGTAGGGATATATTCGGCGTTCGGATCAAGGCCGTTTTCCTGTAGGTAGATAGAAAGTTCAGTGTCGGGATAGTCAAAACCCTTTGTTTCCATTTTTAAGCGGTCTAAATTGGTCATTTGTATTTTCTCCTTTGTGTGTTTTTGGGAAAAGAAAAACCGCCGTTGTTGGCGGTTGGTTTTAAATGTTTAAAATCTTTCGATCCTCAGTAAAACTTGCTCAACAGATTTTTTGATGTTGTTAGTTAGTTTATCAACTTCTCCACTATGTTCAACACTTTTTGTTACAGAAAATATATTGCCTTCTAAGAACGCTTTATTATATGCAACAAGGTTAATCTTGTTTTCTTTAATGTAATTTTCTTTTTCAAGTAATGACTTGTTGAATTCTTTTAATGATTCAATAACATTAGAAACTTTAGATTTATCAACTTCTGGTGTATTCAACTCTTCCAGATCCAACAAACTATTACCTGTAGCAGATATGTTTTTTTCGAACTCAGAAATTACTGTATCGACGTTTTCAAGTGAATCCAATAAAGATGCTGGAACATATATTCCCCAAATAACTGATTTCAAATCATTTACATTTTTCTTGATCTTATTAAATATTGTATCTCTATTTTCCGTGTATGTCATAAAATCAATTTTAGATTGAAAGTCAGTTATTTTTACATCTACATAACTACTTAAAAATGTTGAGTTAGTTTTTATCTCTCCTAATTCTGTTATTCCTTTTTCTAACTCATTTTTTGAAGTGTAATTGTCTATTATAAATACATCGTTTTCCTGAATTTCGTTAAGATATGAAACCGCAATTTTTTCATCAGCCTTTAATAGAATGTTATATTGATTATTAAATTCTGCATAATCTTTGTTAATGAATGCTTCGGTAGCTTTCGTTTTAACTTCTTCAGTATTAACTGAACTGCAAGAGGTAGAGATTAATACAAGTATTACAAATAGTAGCCCTATCTTTTTCACCGAATCTCCCCCAAACTTACTCTTGCATATGTAAACCGATAATACATCTTCCTGCTTACTTTTACTTACTTCTCTTTAGCGCCGCATCCATCGTGATAATCTGCGCTTTGCAATGGATGCATTCATACTTTTTCCATCCATCGACCATTATCGGCCTGAATCCGATTTTTCCGCATTCGGTGCAGAGGGAATCATTCTTGTCGTCTGTCAATTGCTTCACATCCTCTTTCCTCAATTTTTCCTTGCATGTGTAAACAGACATGCTAACCCTGCTCTATCCAATTTAGGGGTATCGCTGCATCAATCGCCTGGACTCCATTAATCGTAACCATTACGACATCATGCATATAATAAGATTTATATCTATGGTCTAGGCATACTGGATCATGCAAATAGTGCAAATTTCACCCCCTAACGGCTTAAACATACCACAATTCCCTAAAAGTTGACAATATAGAAGCCAATAAATGCCCAATTTATCGGGTTTTAGACTACACCCTGCACTAGGAAGCGGTCAAAAGGCAGGATAAAAGGCGGCTGCGACTCAAAACAAGCCGAAACCGCCATGACTAGCAGGGAAATGAGAATAGTTGGCAGTGACAAGTAAAAAATAGGCGTGTATAGTACCAGTTCGTAAATATTAGTACCAGATGCTAAAACTCATATTGTAACAGGCGCGGGTTCTTCAATATATCCTTTCCGATACCAATCGCATACCATTCCCACACTTTTACAAAACCCGCATAATTCCATTATCCTTACTCACCGTTCACGCTTCCTATCTTCTCCATCTCTCCGACAACGTCTGTAACGTATGGATTCCGTTCGACCGCGCTTTCTACGCTTATCAAGTTGGCATCCCGTAACGCTGTGATATTCTCAACAACCTCTTTATCATTGCTTGGACGCGCAAACTGGAACACAATCCCCAGCGTGTCATACTCATCATCCGTGAATGTTACGCCTTTATACTTAAGCAATTGCCTGATCTTGTCAAATCGCTGTTCCATACCTTCGCGTAAAAACTTCGCATTCAACGCGCCTTTCATGTCTGCCAATGAGAATAATAAGCGGATTGATACTTCTGATAAATTTGAAATATCTGTCTTTGACATGCTTACCGCTGGAACATTGCCAATATCGAGCAAAGCGCTTGTCAGCGTCTTATAAAGCGACTCGAACGCTTGATGATCAAATTTGTTTTGCGCAAAGTAGAAATCTGCATCATGGTCTATTACGATACCACCGCTAACCAAATCTTTTGGCAATCCATCACCTTTTAATTGCTGCCCCTTCATGACTGGAATTCCTGTAATGTAATGATAAAATCCATCAACTGCCTTGCTTAGCAAATCCTCCATATTGTCGAGAATCGGCAGAATATCAAGCAATTCAGATCTCCCTAAAACGCCGATCTCGCTTTGATTCCGATATAAGACAGGCAACCCGCCAAGGTTGGGGAATTCTTCAAGCATTCGAAGATTGCCGCCCTTGTCTGTCCATCGTTCCACTCTATCAGGGTAATAGATTGCGAAATATGTCACGTTGTCAACTGTCCAACTCTCAATCAGATTGACATAATCGCCTTTGTAATCGAAGACTGGGCAACAATCAGCGGGGTCAAGCACCTTTGATTTAATTTGTTTGTTATCGTCCAAATAGACGAACTCAGGCACAAAACCGAATTTGCTCATTTTGTCCATTACATCATAATCAACATTGTTGTACTTACCACGCTTATAAACTCGTTTGTATTCGTCTGTAACTCGCTTGTCGCCTGTCAGCGTTATAGGATTGCTTACAACGTAACCAATACCGTATTCGAGAACTGTTTTAGCATACTGCAATACGATCTTTCGCGGTTCGTAAGTTTTACCGTTAAATTGGTAACTCGGCTTGTTTAATATCGCATGTTTACCGCTTAAATACTCTTTAATGTCCAATATCTCATTGACTCGCTGCCAATGATATGGCTTGTTAACCTCTTCAATAAACCATTCAGTTTTTTGCATTTATCCCTTACACCTCTACATAATATTTTCCAGATTTTATTGCAACAATCGCCAACATAAAGCTGATCACTAGATCGTCGTGAAGCGTACTGCTCTTGTTCTCCATCTTACCTTTATTGTCAACGAACGTTTGCATTTGCTTCAACGTCTCTTTGCATTCGATATTCACTAATCCACACTCAAACATTTCTTTAGCGTTCAACACCGCCTGTTGCTTCGTCACGGCGTTATTATTCCAGCCTAACCGCAACCGCTCTTTGCCCTTGTCGAAGTGTTTCATCTTATATACGTTGAGATATGGATTTTCGCATTCGCGCAAACGTTCCAGCAATCCCGTGCCGAATCCATTCCGCTCTATACACAAATAGGCATAATTAAAAAACAGTCCGATTGCGCGGACTATCTCGGCAAACTTATAAACTGGAATATCGTTCCGATAAAATGAAGCATACTGCTGGCCATCGGCACCAAAAACGCTCATTGTTGAATAGTCATTTCCGTTCCCACTTGCTACGTCAATCCCTGCATACATTCGCATTCGTGGCTTCGGCAGATGAAAAATTTCCAATCCCTTGCCTATGTACTGTTTAAGCGTATCGGGCAAACCGACAATTTCACTAATCGACAATGGCGGCACGATATAATTAATCTGCTCTGCAATTTTCGTCTGGTCAAAAACTGATTGCCCCGTATTTATGAATGCTTGTATGTCCGTTGCGGGATACTCCTGGTAAAATTGATTTTTGCTTTTGTCCTGCAATACATACTCGCGCCACATTAACATGTTTAAACTGCATCCTGATTCGTGGAGTAGTTTCTGCTCTTTGGTTAAATCCTTGGCGCTTAGCCGCTGTTCTTTATTGATGGACTTGTACCATGTCACGGCCTCTTTGATATCAAAAGCAAACTGCTTCTCGTATGCCGACGAATAAAACGGATAGAAGAAAGATTTATATTTACTCAATCCCTTTTGCGCTCGATCATACGCAACTTGCAAGTCATTGAATCCATTCGCTGTTGTTTCAAGAACAATGCGGCTTCGCTCCGTCTTCATCAATGCGGGTTCCAGCGACAACAAAACGCCTTTTAGATCGTCATAAAAAGCCGCTTCTGACAACAAGACATACATCAATGTCATTCCGCGCCCTAAATCCTTTGTGCCCGTTGTCGTACTAACTATTCGGCTACCATTTTTAAATAAAATTTCATCCCTGTTCTCTCGATCCAAGTCGGAAAACGTATTAGGGTATTTTTCGCGGGGTAGTAGGCGATTCATCCGCTTTATCTTCTCAAACAGGTCTTTGGCCCCATCACCTTTATATGAGACAATAAGATAATTTGTATTCGGATTTGTCAAAGCCATCCACAAGCAATATGCTAACGACATTGTTGTAAAACCAAGTTGGCGCGGCTTGAGAATCATATTGTACTTTCCAGCGTTATCTATAAAGTGCTGTTGTTGGTCGTTTAATTCAAAATTGATTAAGTTCCCGTCATTGTCTACGATCTTTGCAAAGTTTTTGCAGAACAAAGCAAAGCTACTCATAGCCTTCTGTAATTTCTGCTTTCTTGTTAATGCTAACGCCATCTATTTTTTCCCCTCTTTAAATTTTAAGCAAACACAACTAAAAGAGTGACAAATTGCGTCACCCTACTACAAAATATGGTATAATCGAAGAATACAACAGAATAGGCTTTTGAGGGCGGTTGGCTAGTCTCCCGGAAGGGAGGTGATGCCTGTGGAAGTTAAGGACGCATTGACGCTAATGATCTCATTTGCGACACTCGTTGTACTTATACTTTCGTTCCATAAAAGGAAATAAACCGCCCTCGCCAAAGGTAGCGGTTTATTTCTAATCGCTTTCCGTAAGCCTACCGCCCTTAAAAGCGGCTGTTGTTGGGAGTCGTGTTAGCCGCACGACTCCTTTTTGAAGCATTTTAAATGCCTCACGCTAAGGCAAGTATATCACAATCGAAGACATATATGCACGATCATGATGATTTTATTTAACTTCCTGATAGTTAAACCTCCAAATCGTCCTCTTCCTGGTCGTCCACTGCGCTAAACTCTCTCGCTGCTTCTTTGGCGTATTGCTTAATATCCTTGCCAAGCTGCAACAAAAGCTTAACGCTCTTCTCGTCGCCGTCTTTGGCCTTTTCTGACAAAGAATCATAAATCTGCGCTAAGTCGTTATCAAATCGCGTGTTAAGATAGATCGCCATTAGCCGCCTATAGTCTTCTGTTTTTTCAAAGGCGATAAATCCGTTCATTGTCTTTGCTCCGACACTTCGCATAAAATCCACCTCTGACTTTGGCGGCTTACGTCGATCCCAATTTATGTCGTGCTTCCACAAAAAGTATTGACGTTTTTTGTAACTTACGGACTGCAATGCTTCATATATATTCACTAAAAAACTCTCCTTTATTAATTAAAACCACATATTGCAATGTTCTTTTTCTTCCCCTGCTGACAAATCAGAATATAGAAAGTTTATTTCTTCAGCAATCTCGTCTGCTGGAGCAGAATAAGAAGGATCACCATTTTTATACGTATAATAGTACTCATTCGCTAAGTAAGTTTTTTTTGCTTCACCGTCAATCATGCAGAATCTATAAGCCCTTTCTACTTTGTAATCTCCAAATTTTAAATATTTTCCATTTTTGAGCAATTCAATTATTTCGGGTTTTAAAGTTTCCATATCTATGCTTCTCCTTTGATTAGATGTCGTACATATTTAGATAAAATTAAACGGTGTGTCCCTTTATATTATGGGTTACCTGTATCCTGAACCCTGCCTTTTCTAATCCCTTATTCCCTATCCCTTAATACCTTCTTTAATTGAGAGACCCTAGCAGAAGAAATAGAAAGTAGTTCGGCCAATTCAATATTCTTAATACTAGGATTTTTGTTAATCAATCGTTCAAGTTGCCCTAAGCGATTCTCGGTTAAATGCTTCTTTTCGTTTATATATGTATCTCTATCCTTTACCCCGTCTTTTCTTCTCTTTTCTCGTTTAGCAATTGTATTTCTTCGTCGCTTCTCTTCCACACTAATAATTGTATTTAGTCTTTTTTGCTCATTAGGTGTGATATCAAGCAGTTGAATAACTTTATGATTCTTATAGTTATAACCGCCGCGTCTAAACGTTCCGTTACTTGTATTTAATACCCATTGTCCGTATGCTTTCTCTGCTGACTTAGTTGCCCGTTCAACTTCTCTTTTTGGCAATGGACTTGAAAATTCAGAGTTTAGATTTAATGTTTGCTCTAATGCTTCGTCTGTATCTGATAAGAAACAACATGACCAATATCTATATAGAAATAACGTTGTTTCCCTATACCCTGTCATTTCATAATTTCGCATTTTTACAAGACTGCTTAAATCGAGCAAACGATTATAGTGAAGAGTGTAAACATTAAAAATATGTTCAATTTTCTTATCTTGCTGTCGTGTTTGCTTTGACTTCTTTTTTAATTCCGGCAAAAAATCAATTTTAAGCTGCTCCAGTTCAAACCTATGTTCATGCCGAAACTCTACTGTCACTGTTGCGCCGTTCTTACTATTGACTGTTCCCGCAAGTCTAAATATTCTGGCTGCATCACTTGCTTGTGTATCTGCTCCGAGCGGTTTTAGTTGATTTACTATGTAATTCTCGACTGCTTGCCATCTTGGCAAAGCCAAATGAGGAACAGGAACAATTAAAAAGACGAGGACTAGACCCCGCCCTGAATTGATTATGTAATTTGGCTCTGGAATTGATTTCCGAAAATATTCTAACTCAAGAGCCATTTTAATTTGATCATATGTGTACAATGTTTTGTAATAATCTATGTCAACATATAACGCCCGAAGCTGTCTTATATTATCAATCCGTCTACGAGGATAATAAAAGGTGTTTTGGCTAAAATAAACATCTTTACCTGACCACTCTTGTAGTTCTTGTTCCAGTTCCTCTACTCGGAAATGCTTTTGTTTAAATTGTCCGTCTGGTTTACTGGCTAACGCTATCCATCCATCACTGTGGAAGTGCTGTGCATTGATATGTTGTAATGCCGCTTGCATACTTTAATAATTGTCACCGTTCCGTTCCCTCTCTCGTGAGTTAGTTGGTATATAGTCTATTTTCTGTTTCTGTAATCAATCTATCTCGAATTTCTTCTAAGCAATTTATAGAGGCAGTCAAAAACGCCTCTGATTTAGGAATAATATGCTTTGTATATTCGATACCATCAAAAGCCATATCGTATAAAAATAATCCCTCTGTATGAAATCCGTTTGCCGATTGTTGTCTTGCTGAGTTCAGCATTTCTTTTACTTCTTCATACAGATTATCAAATATCTCTTTTTTCATTCCGTCTCCCCTTACGCGAACCGCGCATAATTCTTACTTTGCGTAACAACTTCGTCACCGTTAACTGTCACTTTTCCGGTTCCACTAGTTGAAATGCTTACTCCCTCGCTGCCACTGCTAATATAAACGCCTCCGCTACCTCCTGCCTGTCCGCTTGTTATCCACACTTGGTCAATAGCGTTAAGTTGTAGCGACTTAGCCGCGCTTACTTTTAAATAACTTCCGTCAAGTAGCATCGAAGCGCTGTTTGTCGTTGCGCCTCCTTTAAAGCCGTAATGCATTACCGGGAGACCGCCAGCGCCCGTTATGGGATCGATCCGAATATAATTGTTTGCGTCCTTGTATGCTCCTAAGTAATTTCCCGTAACACTCATTACCGTCCTTGGATAAACACCGTCAGATTGGGTTTGTACCGTTCCACCTGTAATAGTCGGTGAGTAAATTTGATTACCGCTAATAAAGGTTCCTCCGCTATAAGTCCCATTTGCAATTGCCGCCGCCACGGATAAAGCGCTATTTGCTGTCGATGCCGCGCCAGTAGCTACGGGATCGGAATTTATATTTGCCCAACTTATTGTTCCGCTCGTCATGTTAATGTTGCCGCTAATATTTGCACTTGTTGCAGTAAGATTCCCGCTTAAATCGACTCTAAACGGTGCATCCGCCCATGTTCCGCTTCCTAATGCAATCCCGTTTTCATTGGCTTTAAATATTGCGTTTCCTGAGCCGGTTGTGAATTTGCCTATAATGGAAAGGTTTCCGTCTGCATCAGCATAGAAACTGTTTTCCCATATTGGAGATGCGGAAGAACCACTATTTCGCTGGATCTTCAGGCCGTCTGTTGCATTAAGTTTCAGGTCATCTATCCAATTAACATGTCTCATCTTGCGTTCAGGGTCTTTTATTTTAAACTTTCCCAATAAGTCAATATTGTTTTGAGTGATTTTGTACATCGTTAACGTATTTCCTACTTGCTCGTCGGCGACAGAAGAATAAACCATTTGAAAAACATCTTCCATATGGTATAGATTTTGTGTTTTGTCTGCTAACTTAACCGCTTCGTCTACGTGCGTACCCGCCGCCATTATTGCCCCACATGGTTCACCAATTATCTTTTTAATTTTATAACCATCGTAGGAAGTGATATTGTAAACTACAGAAATGTCATTTTCAAAATTAGCAAGAATCAAATCCAACATATGTTCTTCTTTTTCATGCTTTGGATAATCCAATATAAATTTTTCGACCGCCGCAATCGCTATTTGCTTTAGGCAATCAATCGATTTATCTTTACTATTCCGATAATTATCTATTGCACTTTGAATCACTGTAGCATTGCCTGAACCGAATATGATTCGTTTACCTACACGATGAATCTTCTGCATATCGCCTGCGATATAATGAACGCCGTTTTCTTCGATACATGCTCGTGAATCTGCTCCGATATAAATAACTTTGTCGCTCTGTAACGCTAGGCATAAACTCATTTTTAATCAAAATCCTTCCCCTCGTATAAATCAACCTCATACGCCATAATTGCCCCGCTATAAACCTGAAAATATTTCCCGAATCCGAATTCAAAAGTGAATGAATTTTTGCTCGAACCTTCAGTGTAATTAAGGTTAAACCAATCAGTAAAGTCCTGTATATTCTCTTCAAACACGTAAAGGATAATTGGATTGGGTTTGTTCTTCAGCCATAGCTTTATTTGCTTTTTCATTTGCTGCTGTCCCAACCTGTAATAATCGCCCTGTACTTGGCGACCATCCCTTTATCCCACGGCACCCTTTCGTCCTCGTAGAGCGACACATAACTTGGGCTTATCCCCATAAGCTGCGCAATTTGTCTCTGTTTAATTTTTTTTGCAATTCGTTTCAATTTCCAATTTAAAATATCTGACATTTAATCCATTCCTTCCGTTTGATTTAAACAACTTTAACTCATGATAAAAAAGAGAGAGCCGCTAAGCCCTCTCTATGCGTTGCGAATTTACTCTGTCGTAACCGTTAACTGTGCAACGGCCCTTTTGCTGCCTACCCTCAAAGTTGCCTCACAAACAACTTCACCGCTCGTTGCGTCTCCGATTTTTGCTAACGGTTCAAACATCGGTTTCCGCAAATAATCCAAACTGATAAAATTAGGCGCGAATGCTGTAATCTTGTCGCTGGAAGCGTAACGGGAGAGCAGGAAGTATAGTGTGCCGTAATTTGTACGGATGCCATCTACCAATAAGCCGAACACGCTATTTTGGTGGATATAGCTATAGGAATCTTTGTAAATTGTATCGATCTGCTCTTTCAAGTCACTATTAACCAGCGCAAAATATTGTTGTGTCGGAAGCCCTTGAGACCAGAAACATTTTACAAGGCGCTTAATGTCGTCTTCACTAACTTGTGTCGGTGTGCTTGCCGTAATCTGATTCGCACTTGCTGCCCACTGCTCTATACCGTCAAGTTTCCGGATATAGGGGCTTGCACTTCCGTCATTGCGAACGCCTGAAGTGATACTCTTTTCAATGCCCTGCTTAATCTCAATCAGTCTGTCTGCAATCTCCTGGCTAAACGTTGTAGATTTCATGGCCTGAGCAGTACCGCTAATCTCTGCCGCACGCTGCCAGATCTGACAGACGTTATTGAGTTCGGCCCGTCCTGACTGATAGACGGTTGGCGTTGTGTTGCCCTCAACTACGCCGTCACCAATATCAGTAGTGTTAAAACTTCGCTCCCGCCAGTTGTGGATTGGCGCAAGTGCCCTTCCTGTTAGTCCCTTGCTTAGCAAAAGTGAGTATAGCGGCGTATCGTTTACGTCTCCCACTTTGTAGATCTCCTGCGCTAAAGATACCGCCTCATGAGTAGTGTAACTTGTACTTTTAAACAATTCCGATCATCCTTTTCGTTTTTTATTTGTAGATTTTTGAAAGTTTAGCATCCAACATGCCGATTACATCGCCAGCGGCTTCTGCTTTGCTGTAAGCGTCTGATTGCCTGTGATTTTCCGGCTTGTACGATGCAGAAACCTTTTGCATACTGACTGCATCTTTTAACTTGGTTACCTCTGCTTCAATCTCTGATTCTTCTGAGACAGAAACAAAGTCGGCGAATGCTGTTAAATCTGCACTCTGCAAGGCTGATGCAACCTTTGTTTTCAACAATTCGGCCTGAAGCTGTTTAATATGCTTTTGCTCGTCTGTCTCCTCTGGTTGTTTGAACTTGTCAACCTCTGCTTGTAGCGCGGCTGTCTTGGCTTGCTCTGCTGCAATCAACCCGTCAATATGCGCTTGTTGTTCTGTGGTAAATTCCAACACCTTCCACCCCTTTTGTTTTGTTGTTTGTCCTCCGCTTCCTTTAGCGTGCATTAAATAATATTAATGCACGCTAAAAAAAAGCCGTTCCATATACGGAAGCGACTTTCCCCGATAAAGGGAGAAGGTTTGGAGGTCAAACGAATAATTACAAAATGACTATCGAACTCGGAGCGATCTTTGATTGTTTAAACAATCAATGCAACCACTCCTTGTTAAAATAGTTAAGGGAATATCCCTCTACTATATATATAAAATCAAAAGTCAGTTCCCGACGTGTTTTTTAAAATGTTTAACTACGGCCTTGGGAATGCTGTCTCGGACGATTCGCATCATCGGTTCTGTATCCATGTTTAGCAATTCAGATATGTATTTTTTGTTTCTGGCGTTGCTCAGTTCGTCTGTCGTGTATAATTGCAGGATTGATAAAAATATTTCTTTGTGCCGATCCTGCCTAAATCTGATTTTTTGTGCTTCGTCCCTAAACTCCATCAAAATAGGGTATAGCGGATTTCCTGGATCGTCGCCGAATTTGTCCGATATGTCACTAAAGTTAAAAATAAACTCCCGCATATGGTTTATATTTGTATAATTCAATTCGTCGGCGATTCGCTGACAAATATCATGTTCGCGGTCAAGATTTTTTAAATTCGCGAAAAGTCCATTTCCGACATTTCGACCTTCAACCATATCTTTTAGCTTCTGCTGTAACTCTCTTGCCATTTGACGCAATAGTTTTTTTGTCTTCAAACCGCTTGCTGTATTGGCTCTCTCGCGTAAATTTTCAATCTCGTCGTAGATTTCCCGTTGCTCTAATTTCATGCGTTCGTGAGGCGTTTTTATCTTGTTGTGTTCTTCCCACGATGGCGCTAATGGATATTTCTTGCTTCGTTTCTCGTAAAACGTATAAGCTGTTGCTAATTTGCTGTCAACTTCGGACTTGTGAGTTACGGTCTCGTCTGCCGATAACTTATCTTCTTCATCGTCGTCATCATATGTATCAAGGTTTCGCTCGGCGTTATGTCGCTTATTTCTTTTGTATGCTGACTCCTCGTTATTTACTAGGTAGGTAGCCATTTGATTAAGCATATACGTAAAGTCATTTTGTTTATGGCCCCATAAATTGTCATTCATACCCTTTATTTTTTCGGGGGTAAATCCCTTGCCGCGAAGGATAAAATCTCTTAAGTGGTTGTCGGCGTATCCATACAGTACCTCGTTTACGGTCATGCTATCGTATGGCGTAATCTTGTCTTTGTCCGTGACCTTAAAATTACCTAACGTCCCGCTATCACTATAGACTAACTCGTTAATAACCGCTATACGCTCACTGTCTGCCTTCTTGTTTTGGCTTTCCGGATACTTAAGGTAATTGTTTACAATCTTGCGCGTGTACTTAATGGGAATAATTTTTTGCTCCAAATATAAAATCTCCTTTTATTTGTATGTTGTTTAAGGTTGGCATTCGTCATTGTAGACTCGCTCCTTATTGTGCGGTCATTGCCGCTTTGTGTTTTTTGGAGACAACCGCCGTTTAGCGGCTGCCTCTTGGGTAAATAAATTAAAATTCTACAGTCATGGACTCGCCGCAATTTTCGCATTCAATCTTGAGACTTTTTAATTTTGTCTCAACGTCCACTGAAACATTGTCCATGATTTCATTGTCGAGTATCTTGTAAATTTCCTTTTCGTCGTCGGCTTCAGAAAGTTTTTCCACAAAACTGTTCTCTAGGCTTGGAGTGATATCCATATCAACATCAATTTCTATGTCGTTTTCGTTGATAGAAAAAATATTCTGTGCAACTCTTTGAAAATAGGCTTTCTCATTAACTGGTGAGGACGACAAATTAACAATGTTTCCGCACGAATCGCATACAATAATAACTTTCAATTTTTTCATTTCCCCTTTTCATGTTTTTAACTATTGCAATAAAATTGTGCGTATGGTACTTTTAATAGGCAGTCAGGTTAATGGTTTATAAACTATCGGAAATCCAAAATGAAAATTATCAATCACCTCCAAAAAAGTAGAAAATTATTATCCCAAAGACTACAATAATGGGATTATTTCACTTTATCAAAATATTTAATAGGAGTCAAGAGAGACGATAGAAATAACTATCGTCTCTCTTTTTGATGTTTACGCCGTAACTGTAACCTTTTTTTCGGAAGTGTCTTCGTAAACGCTCTGAAGCTTGATTTTGAACGATTTAATCCTCATTGGCGTACCATCCTCGAATGGGCTGTTGCGGGACGACCTAAAATGCCGACCAACTTTTATTTCATTAATCATTGCAAGCTCGATCATTTTCCGCGCCATCTTCCGCGCTTCCGTAAGATTATTAACGTCTTCGATCTCGAAGGAACATTCCTCATCAGTGATTTTATAGTGGCCTACCCAATACTCGTGTTCGCTGTACTGGCTGGCGTCAATATGGACATAAACGCCTTGATAGTCCGTTACCGTCTTGCCGAAGGAATAAATGGTAAAAGGGTCATTCCAGCAAGGAAGGAACACAGGGATTTCAGCAAGTTGAAAAAATCCGTCCATCCCTTTCATTTCTGCGTCAAGGCGACCATTTGCCCTGAACAATCCGAAACTTTCGAAGTTAGCCGCTACATTAGCAATGAATTTTCCCATTCTCAACATCTCCCTTTAAAGGTATTTTGCTATCAATGCATGCCGTTCGGCTCTCAGGGCTTGTATTTCGGCCTTAAGAACGATTCGGGCATTGATGCTAGTGGTTGGTGCTAAGTAGCGTTTAAATGCGTCTACGTGGCGTTTAGAGAGCGACAGCAGGGTTTCGGCATCTTTGTCTGTGAGTTGAGTCCAGATAATTCGGCGGCGTTGTGTAGGTGTCATGGTGTCACCGCCTTTACAAGTCGAATCCGATATTATTAATCGGATTGAACTTATTATTGGCTTCTGATAGGTCTTTACCCCACATCGCCATATAACGCTTGGTCATCTCCATGTCTGTATGCCTCATGAGTCGCTGGACAGTAAAGGCATCTGCACCGTTTTTTATGAGGTTGTGGCAGAAATAATGCCGAAACGTGTGCGCTGATAATCTCACATCAGAAAAGTTCATCTCTAAGCTTAGTCGCTTGAATACGCATTTAATGCCGTTGTCGCTCCATTTGGTATTCTGATCCGTTGGAAAGACGTATTCGGCTTTCTTGCGCTTAAACTTGCGTTCGAGATAAAGCCGCCATTCGATCAGTTCTTTAACTGTCCTGTCCGCCAAAGGAATCGAAGTCTCAATACGCAACTTGCCAAATACAATGGCCTGTTTTGCTTCCAAGTCGAGTTTGTCCCACGTAAGGTTGCTAACTTCTCCGACACGCAACCCCGTAGAGATTAGGAGCAGGATCAGGCAATGCGCCCTAGCGGCATGGAAACTTTTTGATTTGTCTTTCTGTTTTCGAAAATAAGCAAGCATCTGCCGGACGTGATGCTCCTTGAAAACATCAATTTTAATGTCCTCTTTGCCGTAGGATATCTTACGGACAGGGTTCTGCTTCTCCGTTACATAATCCGATTCAACAAGATAATTCCAAAGTGTCTTAAGTACCCTCAATTTGCTGTTGCTGGTTACGGCGTTGTTTCCCTTATCCTGCTGGCAATAGATAAGATACTTTTTGACAACGTTCGGTGTAACGTCTTCGACGTTTACAACTTCCTCTGTAACCATAAAATCGTGAAATTCCCTTAGTGTTAGTTGATACCTCCCTAGCGTGATTGGTGATACATTTTTTAACTTGCGGTCATCGAGCATATCAGATATCGCAAACCGCAAAAGCAA